GTTGGAATGAACCTACGTTATACGTTGGTTCTAGGGAATTGAAACAGTCCCGAAATACCTAAATGAGTGATCATATAGGTAACAGGTGCAGGATCTTCTACATAATTGTAGGTAAAAGTCCTTCCCACTCTGCGCTTAGGCGGTCGTATTGCAAATCACGTAATACAGATCGATAATCGTTTTGAGAAAAATCAAGAGTGAAGGTTGTTAAATCTTCATTTGATTTCTGGAGAAGATTTACGACTTGGAATTGGCTACTTTGTAACCTCTTCTTATCGTAAGTTATATTACCATCATCGTAACACGATTTGTTGGTGATATTCATCAAAGTTTTAGCATACTCGAGCATTTGTTCGGGTTTTTCTATATTCTTTGAATCAGAATCCGCTTTCCAAAGCGGTTCCTGAACCAGTCGTCTTTGGTCGACATACCTTCCAAGAACAATTATTTGTTTAGGAAGTAAAGTCGATTGCTCCGGGACCTTGTCTAACATGGTCTTAAAAGCAATATTTGATGGGTCGAAGAGATTACTACCCTCCTCACAGAGGGAGGTAACTTCATCTCCCCAATCATCCATAGCAAAGACATTCTCAAATATCTTATCCTGAATAGACTTCTTCGCGTCAGTTATCTTCACAATACTGTGACAGATCAATAGACGTGTAGAGAGTTGTTGGTCTTCAAGGAACTTACTTAACCGTGAGTTCTCTGTTATCCAACCACCCTCAACCAGATACTCCAGAGTTAGTGATTTGAAGAATGAACTAGGTTCAAACTTACCGATCACTAAAAATGAAAGTATCCAATCTTGGAGTTTATTCAGGTATGTTTCCTCAGTATCTTTCACCTTACGGTTAAGATAACTGAATGTCGAACTATGTAGTTGGACTTTTCTACTTGAACATATACCTAAGAGTAATGGCATATAACGGAAATCAGATGAACGGTTTATGATGTTAGGAGAAATTCTACTAACATCAACACCATCTCTGAATGTTCGTGAGCAAAATTCCGATATGGAATTTCTCAAGAACGTCTTTGATTTAGATAAATTTATAGGAAGACTAATCTTCTTATAATAATCTGTGATTAGATTCTCTGGGTCATAAATCCAAAGATCGTCACCGACCTTACCATAAAACTCATTAGAGGGAAAATTTTTCCTCTCCTGGGACTTCTCATCGTATATAAAATTTATATATAGATGATCAGTAAGTGTTGCAATATCAAAGCTTCCATTTGTACCCATTCCCTGACCTTGACCATACTTAATAGTTTGGTCAAGATCGGGTGAATACCAGTCGCAGTGGACAACTAATTGTCCCCATGCTTCTGCAAGTCTAGGTGAGAACAGGTTTTTCATAACGATCTTTTGTAGATCTCTATGGAATCTATCTGTCCAGTTTGATATATCATAAAACTTAAGTCCTTCTGGACTAAGTTTATGTTGACCAAACTTTTCATTCCTAAGACACCTGATTTGAAAATCGGTCATGGCTGCAACGCCATTGTCCTGATTCATTCTAAAATCGGTTTTACCGAATTTAGTTTTGGTCACATATTGAATATGATCCCTAACGGGAAGCATAATTAGTTGTGTCCAAAAGTCAGATATCGCCACTATTCTTGTTTTAAAACCAGAATCTGGCACTTTTACCAATTTTCTTAGGTAATGTTTTCGAGCAGTCTCGTCCAATTTTATATCCGTAGCTATTGGAATGTCTTCCAAAGACCTTAGATATTCTACGAGATAATTGCATTCCATTTCATCGCATATGCGTTTAAATGGGACAAATAACTTACTATTCAATAGTAGGTTTGCCTCTAATATCGCACTCTCAACCTTCGGTACTTTATTTGGTCCGTTCTTAAGAAGTCTTAAGCGGTAATTCCATAAATTTACCGGTTGTTTTGAGTACTTATATTTACTAAGTTCTTTCTCGACATATGTTTCGAAAGACTTAATCAGCTCATCATCAATAGCGTTGGCTGGGTCAGTTACTGATTTGAAATCAGGACTTACTTTGCCTTCAACTATTCTGACAATGTTAAGAATGGTATTGATTGCTTGGTAGTACTTTGGAAGAATATCTTCCTCTGTACATCTAAGGTAATCAACTATTAGTTGGATGAAATTTTCACCCAACTTTGAGGGAACTTTATAAGATCTTGACGTGGATACCCACCCAGGATTTTCAGGTTTTCGGTGTTCAATTAACTGAACAGTATAGTTTTTAATTACACTGTAACGTTTGGAACCATCGTTAAAACCATGGTCCCTAATTAACTGAGTGATGAGCCTGATAATGTCATTAACGATAACTCCATAAAATTCAACTGAATATTTTGGAAGAATTGAATGAAGAACTAGTTTTTCATTCAGTAACTTTGCAGGAAACTGCCAGTTATCGCTATTGGGGCGTTTATCTCGTTTGTTTCTTTTCCCACTTCCCATCTTCTTTTTATAAGAAGATGGCTTAACAATATTTTGTGTGAACATGTTCATATAAAATTAAATTGTAAGACTTGTGGGGTCGCTGGTACCTCTGTGCCAGATGACTGGTTGAGGAATGACAATCCCCCGCTACGCCTATAAGGCTCACGGTTAGTTGACAACCAGGACTGGATAGC